TATAACCCCATTGATTTGCGTTTTTTCATTGCTTTAGCAGTTTTCTTTTTCTGTTTACGTTGGCCGGCAACATCTTTCTTTTTAGTTCTAGCGGCTTTACGTGCTGTTTTTTTACGTTCGGCTTTAGACATACCTGTAGTTTGATTTGCCTTTTTAGCTCTAGTTTTAGCATCTTGTTTTTTAGTACGAGTGCCATCAGATGAAACAGTAGTAATAAGCTTTTCAGATAAAATGTGTTCAATAATTTCTTCGTCTTTCATATTATATCACCTTGAATTTATTGTAAATCTTTGCTAGTTACATATACGTCGGTTTCGCTATCATAGTATAGATCGGTTTTACCGTCGTATTCATATCTCACACCATCTTTATATATAACATCAGATTTTTTTTCTTCCATATGATCATCTTCATCTTCATCATCGGCATCAGTATCGGTTGAAGGGCCTTTATCTTTGGCATCTTCACGGTCTACGTCTTTATCATTTTTTTTATCAGTTTCTTTTCCAATAATATCGGCTTCTTCAGATAAATCGAATTCGGCTTTAATATTTTTTTCCATTTCTTTAATTAGCTCTTTAACGCGAGAGTTAACTTCTTCAGTGAATAGAGTATTAAATTCCGTTAGGTTGCCTTTTTCGACAATTGATCTCATTAATTTGTTTGACATAATAGTGTTTCCTTATTAATATTTATATCGTGGATTATTTTTAGAATCCATCATCATCTATTTTGATGTCGCCGTCGGCAATTTCAGATTTAATTTGATTACGCTCATGAGCTATTTCTTCTTCAGTCATTTCTAGTATATTCATATATATATACTCTTTACTAAAGTATGAACCGCAATATTCGTCTGCGTCTCTTAATAGACTTAATTTATTTTGGAATGATTCTAACCTTTTAGATTCTTCAACATAAGAGTCTTTATTAAATTTTATTTTAATATATTCACGGTTTATCTTCCATTCTGCTTTAGTAATTATTTTTTTAACAATTACTTGATGCTGTAAAGGGTCTAGCAATACAGGTTCAAATTTTACTTGTAGCCTTCTGATAAATTTGGTAAAATTAAGTTCATCTCTATCCATTTCTGTAATATTATTACCAAACATAACAGGTGATGAATTATCTTGAGCAACTCGTGATTTTGGCAAACGCATTGCTTTATATAATTTTCGGTTAAAGTATTCAATATCTTCAATTTCACCCAAATTTTGACCACTTGGTAAAGTAGTTACTTCAGTGCCTTTAGAGCCATCACGTCTTGGAAGATAAATGTCTTCCATCATTGACATAGCAGCGGTAGTATTTTTAACTTTACCAGAAGAAGAATCGTATACTATACGGTTTTTCATATTTGCCATAATGTCATTAACATATTGTTTAGCTTTAGAGTTAGGTAAACCACCTACATCAACATAAAAAACTCGACGTTCTGGAGCTCTAGCAAGACGGTATATAACTAGAGCATCTTCTAACATTTTCAGTTGATTTGTTACTTTAATAGCTCTATGCAAATAACCAATAACGTGTTTTTGTGGCGTTCCATCAACTATTCCAGATGGAACATAAGTTATTGATTCTTTAGGTAGTTGTAGTGATTGTGAGCCAATCATTGTACCATGAGAATAGTTACTATCAGAGTCAGCACCTGGAGTATATTTATAGAATTCATTATATCCTAAAAATATAGAGTTTCCACCTTCATCCTTTTTTAATATTTCCCTAAAGAGTTGCATATTAATAGGGTCAATAACTCTTAATTCAGTTAATTCTTTAGATCTCGAATCAATAATTTTATGAATATACATTCTAGAGTCTATATACCATTTTTTAAAAAGGTATGAACCAAAGTTTCTAAAATTGTATAGTTTTAAAACGTAGTCAAATTCATCTTGAATTTTTTCTTTAATAGATTCGCTAAAATTAGTATATTCTAAGTCTAGTGTTACAGCTGATTTATTATCTTCTTCAACAATAGATTCATCAACAATTTGTTGGATTGCATCATCAACTTCATGATATTCAGCAATAGACCTATAAGTGTTAATAAGGTGTTTTGTTGATTCAATTGATAAACCGTAGTCGTCAGCATATCTGGCATAACTAGCTGTACCATGTGGTGAATCTGCGTCCACGATTATATTTGCCGCACCTGAATAGTCTTCCGGTGGAGCAAATGATGTCTTTGGATTTTTAAGTCTTAATTTGGTATCTTTTTCTGCATTTTTTTGCCAGAAATGTAACCAATCATATAAACCAGCCATTATTTATTTCCTCTTACATTATCTATTGCATATATTTATATTGCTATTAACTATATATAAGAGACAATATTAGCGCCTAAGCGCTAATAAGTTATTATTAAACAAGTTTTTCAACATAGTCGATTGAGAAAGTAACTTCGAACGTCATTAGTTCGTCATTAGAATCCCAGTCAAAAGTAACTTCGCCAACACTAGTAGGCCAAATTTGTTTAATATCATATTCTGATGTTTTAACACCATTACGGTCAAACTGTGTAACTAATGCATTGTTTTTGTATACATCAGGAGTTTGTCCAGTAATTTCAGTTCCAGTACCTACTGTATCTGATTGCCATTGTACAAAATCTTCACGTGAAACGTGACCATCATCATTGTATACAGTAACAGTCCATTCATCGTAAGTACGATCACCGGCTATTTTTACTTTACGGTTTTGGTAACCAAGTTCAATAACACCAACAGTCGCTGCAGGAATACTTGTTGCTTTACAGCGGAATTTAAAGTTTTTATCCAATGTAGGAATATTTACTTCAAATAAATTACCACGTGCAAAATCACCTGAGTTAAAAGCTGACGTAATACCATTTATATCTAATGCCATTTGACATATCCTCTATTTTTATATTCTTAGTACAATAATAAAAGGTACTAAGAATATATTCCGTTCCCTTTATTATGTTTAATATTTTTAAATTAATTCGTCTAAGTTCAAACCAGAATCGGTTGCTACGAAGTTCAATGTAATGAAGTTAATAGAACGTGGTGGTTTAACATAAACTGTACCAACAAACTGGTTAGAATCAATAACTTGTGCCGTATTATTAGTTTCATCACAGATTGTTCTAAAGTTAATAACACCACCTAGTGATTTAATATTATTTAGATAAGAATCAGTTTCAGATTTCCAACTTGCGCGTGTAAATTGATCATTGTTCTCGAATAACTTATATTGTGCATTATCGCCAATAGATTTTTCAATTAAGTTAAACAATCTACGTACATTGATACGGCTAAATGGTGTTGGTACACTTATAGCAGTTTTATCACCATATAGAATAGTACCACGCCCAGAGAAACTAACAATTGGGTTAATTTGTGCTTCATACAAAGAATCCCGTTGTGATTGTTTAGTATCAAAAGCTAATCTTGAGACATTGTATATTTGACCACGGTTAAAACCAGCAGGAGAATCCCATGAATAAGCAATTTGGTCAGTATAAACACAAAGACCAGCAACATCACCAGAGAATGGAACCCAACGTTTAATATCATTAAAGCGGTCATACTGGAATTTAGTATTACCTAAAATAGTAGCAAATGATGTATTAAAGTTTATAGTATTTGCAACTGGGTTACCATCGTTATCAACACCAGTACGCCATTCAACTAAGTTTGCTACAGCAACATCGTTAGATTTGTTAACTAGCATATCAATAGGTGGATCAATAATTGCTAATGTATCAGCACGACCCGCTGCAAGTGACATAATATCATTACATACAATAGTATGTTCAGATGTGCCTAGAGCTGCAGAACCTCCACTCATTAGTAGGTTAACATAAATTACATCAGGGTCAGAGAAATAATCCCAGCCTTCAACGAATTCTGAAGCAGAAATTAAGTTATCTACACCACCACCTAGTTCATAAGATGCTGATTTATTAATAAAGTTTGCAGATGATGCAAAAATATAATTACTGTTTCCATTTGCAAAATATGTATCCATGTATATGGATGCACCATAGATATCAACATCTTCAGCATTTGTTGATACAACGTGAGTTTCAACAACTTTGCTTCCTAATTTAACAATAATACCATATTGGTTAGCAGTTTGTGGACCATTAGCAATTTGTTGTTTAGCTTGAGTTGTACTTACCCAACCACCGCCAGGGAATTTTTCAATTGATAATGAGCTACCAGAAGCGTTCCAATCAGCATAATTGTAAACTTCAGCAGTAATGGCATCGCCATAACTTCCAGGATATAGAGCAGCAATAGTAGGAAGAATATAATCAGCTGAAACTGTTAATAGAGAAGTTGCAGAAGAGTCGTGCATTGCATCATAAGCTTCATCAGCATCACCATAATAGATAGATGATGTTAGATTAGGTCCTGAAATTGTAATATTTGCTCCAACACCAATCGCTCCAGAGAATTGAATGGAGAATTCTGAGTAGTCTGCGCCATTTTCTTCAACCATATTAGTGATAACATCACTTGGTATATATGCGCCAGTAATAGCACCAGTAGAATCGGTGGTTATATAACCAATAACAGGTTTATCATTTTCATCTAGTACTAAGTTAGAAGTATTATGAAGTACAGTAATAAATGTACCAGTAATGCCTGCCGGGAAATTTCCATCAGATGGGAATGAAACCAAGTTACCGGTAACTTGTACTCCAGCACCTTCTACTGTAGGATTTTTTGTATTTACGACGGATGTGGAATAGCCAGAACCAGCTGCATCAATAGATAAACCTATTGCACCACCTACGGTGCTTGAGTTTTGTGCAGTATCAGTATCAACAGCTCGAACTACTTGTAGGTCATTACCATATTGTAGGAAGTTAGATGCTGTAAAGAAAGATGGTGCTGTATTATTAGTAGGATAACCGAATCTA